CATTGTCGTAGTTGACGAACTAGACGTTGACGTTGATGTAGTCGTGCTTGTTGAGCTTGACGTACTGGTGGTTGAACTTGAAGTAGTTGTTGCAAACTGATCTAAAAGTCTTTTCCACTTAGCAGTAGTACCAGAAGTATTATACTGCACATAAAGCCTGTTATCACCTGCATGGTAGCAAACTTCTCCACCTTGCCACTCTGTACCAGCTACATCATTGGAACTAACACCATAATAATCATATGGAGCTGTAGGTAATGCGGTTACTCTCTTAAATCTAGCGTACCCGCTAATGGCATCATATCCTGTCATTCCCATGTTTTTATTCCTCCGATAAAGGGGATAGCCCTCATCCTGGCACTATCCCCCAAATAAATAGCTTTAGAGTGCGTAGGCTGCTCCTGCACCTTCAGAACCCCAAGTACCTCTCCAGTCAGACCAGCCGACTGAGAATCTGATTCTTACCTTAAATAGAGCCGCACCTGCGTTGAAATCATCATCTGACTTAAATTCAGGTCTAATTCTCCAATACCATTCAAGTAAATGCTCCATCTTATCCATCAAGAACCATGCTGTAGTTGAAGTTAAATATCTCCAAGAAGTTACATCAAAGCTTCCCTTATACACGTTCAAATCATTGTTACCAGTACCAGATCGTAATGTTGAGTTAGCTACAATGTTTGCTGACTTCTCCAAATCAACAGGAACTAGAATTCTATTAGCTTGGAAAGCCACTATCTGACCTTTGTCATCCAAAGCTTTTTCCAAAGCCAGTTTCCCAGTCTCTAAATTAACTTCACTAAAGGTAATACCAGTTGAAGAAGCATTTGATTGGGCTGTACCACCATCAGCTCTGGGATGGAGAGTAGAGAACAAAGGTTTACCATCTCCGTAGGAAGTTGCTGACGCTGTAAAACCGTTATTGAAAACCTGCGCTGCGTAATATTCAGTTGTCTTTACGACTGCTTTTGCCAAGGCTTTAGGCATACGACTTATGACATTGTGTTGGTCATCTTCGTATAATTCCTGAGATACCTTAAACCCCTTGGTGTACTTCAGATGCCTATATGTAGTGTTATACATCTTTACAGGATCTTCATAGTCCAAAGCTCCCAGTTCAGATGTGCTTTGTAACATACCAAACCCAGTTGTGGCGGATTCAGTTTCCTGATCTCTATCTGAAGTATTAATATTAAATATCTTTGGCATTACCTGTTCCAGCTCGTTATATCTATCAAAAAAGATTTGTCGTACTGCTGGATCAAGCTCTGCTGCGAAATTTCCTCTTACTGCACTCATGTTTTTAATCCTCCATTAAAAAATAAATAATTAGTCCTGCGCATACGGATCTAGCATACTTTCGGCTATTTTAAATAACCCTTTAGAAACATCCCCATCACCATCAGGATCAAGTCCAACTAATTGAAACTGACCTGTAGTATCGCTTGCAGAACCCTGATTAATTGTGTCTTCATCTGTTAAGTCAAAAAACTGCATCAAATTTGTAGTTGCTAAAGTTCCTGACGTATCTGTTGCAAACAAGGCGTTCTTATCTATAATTACTGCCGCTTCTACCATATCCACAGTTTCATTATCATCATCCACTGTATAAGTTTCTAAATACCCAGAATCGGGATCAATAGGCAAATGATATGTATGGCTTACAACTGCTTGGACAATACCTAAGATCTCTTCCCCACTAGTTGCAACAACCACATGACCATCTGAATTTAACATTACAGCATCTCCAATGGATATTGTGTCGCTATTATCTATAATAAAATAAAACAAGTTAGGTGTCTCAGAACCGCCTAATGTTTTTCTAAATTGAAATCCACTCATGGTTTCCCTCCCATAGAAAAATCATATACTACATATAATATAACTTATACGTCAATTTAGGACAATAACGCCATTGTTAAGTAAAATGTGTTTTTAATTGTATTGAAAGCGTAAAACCTACTTTTTCAAAGCATCTGTTTCTGCTTTTGATGGTGTCTTATACTCATTCTCTTTATTCTTAATAGCCTCTTCCGCTTTAGTTGGATCTACGTTAAGTTTTTCAGCCCATTTTTTTTGTGCTTCGGTAAGTTTAGTAGGATCAGATTCAGGTGTAGAACCACCATTAATTGAGGGCATTGTAGCTACTCCATTTGTATATCCCTGAACATAGCCAGCCTGACTTGCTTTACTAGCGGCATCGGGATCAATACTTTTCATTGAGTTTTCTAACACAAATTCCAATTTCTCAGTAGGTACATCTTTAATTTCCATACCCCAACCTTTTGCATATTCAGCAATAGCCTTTCGTTTGGCACTTGCTTCCTCTGGAGGAAGTTTATGAAAAGCATATTTAGTTTCAAAAGTCTTAATAATACCAGATCTTGTAGTTTCTCTTACATCATCAACTTTCTTTTCAAGATTGGTAATCTTAGGATCTTCTGTAGGAGGTGTTGGCTTTGAAGGATCTGTTGGAGGAGTGGTAGGAGGTGTTGGCTTTCTTTGACCAGTCGCAATTTCCCACTGCTCTGTAAATGTCTTTTTTACATCAGGATTTGTAGCCGCAAATTGGACAATGGGTTCAGCTATCTTTCTAAATTCGGATAAATCCTTATTCTGAGTTTCTAAATCAGCTACTTTCTTTTTAAGAGCTTCTAACTCTTGTGTATTTGCTCCGTTATCTGGAGTAATTGTTGATACTGGATCTGCCATATCAATATAACCTTTCAGACTTTATACTTGCGTATAAAAATATATAAATATATAAACTAATGCGAAAATAATGTCATACCTTTTCGCATCATTTCTTCTTACCTCTACAATCTTTCTTCTTCATTACTATTTTACCACCTTTGGCAACTTTTTTGGCCATTTATAATCACCTGCCTATCCTACTAAGAATCTCCTGCTGATAAGGTATGCCTGGATTATAGTTTGGTCCAGCATTATAAGCAGCTAGTCCATACCCAGGATATTGACCTTCCAACATACTCAAAATTCTTGCTGCTTCAAGTAATGCAAATTCAGGATTTGTCTCTAACATAGCTCCGTATTCTCCCGCTTTATCGGCATAACCTGCATTTGCAGCCCATATATCTGGGATGATCTGAGTAATACCTCTTTCTCCCGAACTTCCACGTATAGGCTTATACCCAAAACCACCAGTTTCCTGTGCTACTAAAGAAGCTAATAACAAAGGATCTAATTTATATTGATCGGCAGCTTTTTGGGTAGGAACTTGAAGATCTTCTGGATAA